AACAGCGACGGTCGTGAGGCCGACGACGACGACAAGATCAGCGAGACCAACATCCGCCCGATCGCGTCCGACGATGACCTGTACGCGGTGCAGGTGTACGTCAACCTGCTCGACGCGAACTCGACTTACATCGAGTTCATCGACGCGATGGTCCAGAACCGGAAGCTGTACAAGGGTACCGGTCAGCCCGCGCTGTTCGTCTCCGAGACCGTGCTGGCCAACCTGGTCACCATGCGCGACGGTGACGGCCGGCTGTTCTACCGCAGCATCGACGAGATCGCGACCCAGCTTCGGGTTTCCACGATCATCCCGGTCGAGGTGCTGGACCAGGACTCCACGCTGCTGGCCATCATGGTCAACCTGGCGGACTACAACGTCGGTATGAACAGGGGCGGCGAGGTCAACCTCTTCGACCAGTTCGACATCGACTACAACAAGGAGAAGTTCCTGATGGAGACCCGGCTCTCCGGCGCCCTGATCAAGGTGCGTTCGGCGCTGGTCTTCCGTCAGACTGCTTCGGGTGCGGCTGCTGTGGTTCCGAACGCCCCGACCTTCGTCTCGAGCACTGGTGTCGTCACGATCGTGGCCACCTCCGGTGTCGTGTACAAGAACCGGGACACGGGCGCCACGCTGTCCACCGGTGCGCAGACCGCCCTGGCGGCCGGCGGCTACATGGTGGTCGAAGCCTTCCCGGCGTCGTCCTCCTACTACATCGGCAACACCGCCGAGAGCACGTGGACCTTCGTGCGAGACCACGCGTAATCTGGGGGTAAGTGAATGGCAAGGTTCTATGGCGTCATCGGATTCGCCGCTGCTGTAGAAACAGCCGCCGGTGTGTGGACTGATGTCATCACCGAGTTTTCATATTTCGGTGATGTTGTCAAAAGCAACCGAAAGCTGGACGAAGGAGAGAAAGTCAACTTTGATATTTCTGTCCAGAACTCCATCAGCATCGTCGCAGACGCTTACGCCAGCGAACACATATTTGCCATGCGCTACGTCAACTGGGCGGGGGCTCTGTGGGTCGTTTCGACGGTCGAAGTGCAGAGCCCTCGCCTCTTGTTGAGGTTGGGAGGTGTCTATAATGGGCCAACGGCTTGATCTCCAGGATATTCTCGAAGCACTTCTGGGGACCAACAAGGTGTATTTCCAGCCTCCCGCTAATGTGCAAATGGTGTATCCTTGCATCGTCTATAAACAAGAAGACTTGGATACGACGTTCGCTGACAACAAGCCGTATCGCCTCACTAAGCGATATCTGGTGACCGTTATCGACCCAGATCCGGATAGCCTTATTCCGGATAAGGTCTCGGCCCTCTCGATGTGCACAATGCAACGTGCATATCCTGTAGCCAGCCTCAACCATTACGCGTTCGTTCTCTACTTCTGAGGAGAAGATCAGTGACAGCCCTTACCTGGGACGCCACCGGTACCCGGAAATACGAAACCGGTATCGACAAGGGTGTTCTCTACATCCCGACCGACGGGGTCTACGACATCGGCTACGCGTGGAGCGGTCTGACCGCCGTCACCGAGTCGCCCGAAGGCGCCGAACTCACCGCGTTGTACGCGGACAACATCAAGTACCTCAACCTGCAGTCCGTCGAGAACTTCAAGGGCACCATCGAGGCGTACACGTACCCCGAGGAGTTCGAGCAGTGCGACGGCTCGGCCGGCCCGGAGTCGGGCATCACGGTGGGGCAGCAGACGCGGAAGACGTTCGGTCTGTGCTACCGGAGCCTCATCGGCAACGACACGCTGACCACCGACTACGGCTACAAGCTGCACCTGGTGTACGGCTGCCTCGCCATGCCGTCGGAGAAGGCCTACAACACGGTGAACGACTCGCCGGAGGCCAACACCTTCAGCTGGGAGTTCGACACGACTCCCGTCGCGATCCCGGGTACCAACCCGCTCACGGGGAAGGCCTACAAGCCGTCCGCGACCATTGTGATCGACTCGACCAAGGTCGACGCTGACGCGCTGGCCGACCTGGAAGAGCGTCTGTACGGCACGATCGCCACCGACCCGGATCTGCCGACCCCCGAAGAGGTCTTCGCCTTCTTCGCCGGTACGGTAACCGAGGTCACCCCGGGTGTCCCGACGTACAACTCGTCGACCGACATCATCACCATCCCGAGCACCACCGGCGTGGTCTACCGGGTCAACGGCGTCATCGTCCCCTCGGGTGCCTTCGGCCCGATCGCGGCCAACAAGCTGGTCACTGCCAAGCCGGCCGTGGGCTACAAGTTCGCGCCGCTGGTGGCCGACGAGTGGCTCATCACGTTCGCCTAGTTCTACCGCCCCACCCTGTTGAGAGAGGAGGCCAGAGAATGCTTACTATTGCCGTATCAACGTCGGAGGGATTCGACGAGTCAACCAACGAGTTTGTTGCTGGACAGTCTTTTGATCTGGAACTGGAGCATTCTCTGGTCTCACTGTCAAAATGGGAGTCTTTCTTCGAAAGACCGTTCTTAAGTGGGAAAGATAAGACAAGCGAAGAGATACTCACCTACATTTGGATGATGAATCTCACTCCAAAAATTCCCCGGGGGGCTTTTTCCCTGTTGAGTCCCGAAAACTACGATGAAGTCAACACGTACATAGGTGCGAAGATGACTGCCACGTGGTTTTCTGGAGAAGAGACCAAGCGTCCGAACCGAGAGATTATCACTTCTGAAGTCATCTATCACTGGATGATCAGCTTGAACATTCCGATGGAATGTCAGCATTGGCATCTTAATCGTCTTCTCACGCTGGTCAAGGTCTGTAACGAGAAGAACAAACCCGCTAAGAAGATGCCGCGCGGTTCAGCCGCCGCAAGACAGCGTGAGCTGAATCGTCAACGGAAAGCGATGGGAACTTACGGATGAGAGGAGGGATCTAAGTGACTCGACTGGATTGGAATGCTCGTGGTATTCGCTCATACGAGATGGGTGTCGACAGAGGTGTCCTTTACACTGTCGGAAACCCCGGCGTTGCATGGACTGGTCTGATTTCGATTTCAGAACGACCTTCTGGAGGTGTACCCCGACCGTACTTCCTCGACGGAATCAAGTATCTGAACTTAGCCTCCGCCGAAGAGTTCGAGGCAACGATCAACGCTCTTGGGTGTCCTCCAGAGTTCTTGGCCTGTGATGGCGTGGTTGCCATCCACACTGGTCTATACGCTACTCAACAGCGGCGTCAACCATTCAACCTCTCATACAGAACATTGGTGGGTAATGATATTTCGGGGTTCCCGGGAGAATACAAGATTCATCTCGTCTACAATGGACTCGCAGCGCCATCACAGGTTAGCAATACTACGATTGGCGATGGAGTCGAACCAACGGCGTTTTCGTGGTCGATCACTACTCTTCCCCCTGACATCACCGGATACCGACGAACCGCTCATCTCGTGATCGATTCTCGATACACAGATCCCGACGTTCTTTCTGACGTGGAAGATATTCTGTACGGGACAGACGACGACGCTCCCAGTATCCCAACACCAGACGAGTTGATTGCCATATTCGCTTAGGAGGTGAATCATTACCAGGCTTTCATGGGACCAAGCCCGAAACTACGAAACCGGTCTCGACCGCGGCGTTTTTTACCCAGCAGTAGGTCCAGGAGAAGCTTGGAATGGTCTAGTTTCGGTTACGGAAACACCATCTAACGCTGACGAGAAGACTCGATACATTGATGGTGTAAAGACTAACCATCGTCGCCGCGAAGGATATTTCGAAGGTAGTCTCGAAACAGTATCCTATCCGGCTTCCTTTGACAACGCTATATTCTCCAATCGAAACCAGAAGAACTTTGGATTCAGCTATCGAACGTTGACTGGCGACGATTATCTGTTACACCTGGTGTACAACGTATCCCTCAAAACATCTGAGTACACATACGAAGTAAACCAGGTGTCGGGATTCAAGTGGACGTTTAGTTGTCTTCCCGCACCAGTTCCAAATGCCAAACGAACCGCTCACCTCGTGATCCGAACGTCTGTCGCATATTCCTGGCTGATGGAAGCGCTTGAGGATGTGTTGTATGGCACAGACGATGAGTCTCCTCGTCTTCCGTCTCCAGAAGAAGTCTTTGAGATATTTGAAGAGAATGCGATTCTTCGAATCATCGATAATGGCGATGGAACATGGACTGCCATAGGTCCAGACTCAGCGATTGAGATGCTCGATTCTGAAACATTTGAGATCACTTGGCCTTCGGCGGTCTATATCGATGCCGACACGTACACAATCAGCAGCCTTTAGGAGGCGAGATGGCTACAGTAACCGGCATGACTGCCGCAGCAATGGAGATCATCAGAGATGCCTCCGTTGTAGATGGTACAATCAACGGATCTGGCCATCTTATT